GACGACCACTTACTAGCTGACGAGCGCCCGCGGTTGCATCAGAGATACAGCAACAAGCGCGAAACCTTCGACAACCCGCCCGGCGTCTGGCGGCATCTCAGCACGGATCACTGGGTTGACAGCTAGCGGGGCAAAAAGGGATAGCAAACGCGCAGACCTGGCTAAGTCTGAACCGAAATTGCGCGTATTCCTTGATCACTACGGAAGAACAGGCCGTCTCTACGAGTCATTCGAGAAAGCTGGTATCGGGCACAACCTGCACTATCGCCGGCTGGATCTTGATGAAGCCTACCGCGCAGCGTTCGCAGAAGCGCAACGTCGCGCCGGCGATGCCTTTGAGGACTTAGCTGTCAACTACGCCTATGAGGGAGAGATGCAAGCCCTTCTGGCTCTGCTGAAGAAGTTCAAACCTGAGTACCGCGACCGCGGCGGAGACGTGCAGATCAACGTGTCCATCGAGATCTCCGAGCGCCTTGAGTCCGCGCGCCAGCGGCTGATTGAGATACAGCGTGCCGACAGCGACGAGTAAGAAGGCCCACGTAGATATCGAGATCGCCGAGTTTGTGGGACAGTTCTACGCGGACCCTTTCAACTTCGTCAGGTGCGCGTATCCTTGGAGACAGAAAGGTCCTCTCGAGACTTACGATGGACCGGACATCTGGCAAGCCGACCTATTAAAAGAGATAGGTCGCGAGGTCAGATCTCGTAAGTTCAACGGAACCGACGCGGTGCTGCCAGTTAGAACGGCGATTAGTTCCGGTCACGGGGTTGGTAAGTCAACTCTAAGTGGCTGGCTGACCAATTGGATCATGTCAACTAGGCCTCACTCGCAGGGCACGGTCACGGCGAACACCTTCCCGCAGCTCGCGAGCAAAACCTGGCCGGCCATCGCCAAGTGGACCCGAATGTGCGTCACGGCGCACTGGTTCGAGGTGGGCGCATCGAAGATCTACAACAAGTCTTTCCCCGATTCGTGGTTCGTGACCGCGCAGACCTGCCGCGCCGAGAACTCCGAAGCCTTCCACGGCCAGCACGCCGCCAGATCCACGTCCTGGTACCTGTTCGACGAGGCGTCGGCGATTCCGGATGAGATCTGGGCGGCCGCCGAGGGCGGGCTCACAGACGGTGAGCCGATGATCTTCTGCTTCGGCAACCCTACTAGGAATACTGGGAAGTTCCACCGCGTGGTGTTTGGCTCCGAGCGGGACCGCTGGAAGCAGCGCACCATTGACTCGCGGGACTGCCGGTTCACGAACAAGACCCTGATTGAGGAGTGGATCGCGGACTGGGGCGAGGACTCGGACTTCGTGCGCGTCCGCGTGCGCGGTATCGCCCCGCGGGCCGGGGATCTTCAATTCATACCGAACGATCTGGTCTGGGAAGCGCAGCGCCGGCTGCCGCAGTCGCTACCGGACGATCCTCTCATCGCGGGCTTTGACGTCTCGGGTGGCGGCGCAGCGTGGAACGTCATCAGTTTCAGGCGTGGCTACGACGCGCGTAGTATCCCGGCCATCCGCATACCGGGTGAGCATACAAAAGGTAGCGATCGCAGCGCCATGGTGGCGAAGCTCGCCGAGATCATGAGCGACACGCGGCCCGAGCACCGCGTATCGATGCTCTTTGTGGACGCCGCCTTCGGCGCTCCCTACGTGGAACGGCTCAAGTCCATGGGCTTTACCAACGTGATTGAGGTGTCCTTTGGCGCGCCATCACCGGACCGGCATTGCGCCAACATGCGGGCATATATGTGGTCGAAGATGAAGACCTGGCTGGAGCACGGGGCCATCAACACCAGCACGGTGCTGGAGATGGACCTGACGGGGCCGGGTTGCGACAGAAACCGCAGCGACAAGCTGGTGCTCGAAAGCAAGCAGGACATGCTGAAGCGCGGCGTGGCCAGCCCGGACGAGGCCGACAGCCTCGCGCTCACCTTCGCGCATCATGTTGCGCCGCCCGAGGCTACAGACCACGCTGACCGTTTCCGAAACAGCATGGCGGGGAGTTGGATGGGATGAAGCCCGATGAAGCGCCCCTTGAGGTGCGCATAGCCAATGTGGAGAAGGACCTCCAGGCGTGGCTGGAACTGGAGCGCTCGCTAGAAGAGCGCGTGACCGGCCTGGAGCGCAAGGTCTATACATTGGAGCAACTTCTGCCGAAGGGGTGAAGTATGCCGTTGATACAAGGCAAAAGTAAGGCTGCAATCTCAGAGAACATACGCCGCGAGAAAACCGCGCATCCCAGTATGAAGCAGCCCCAGGCTGTGGCTATCGCGTTGAACACGGCCCGGAAGGCGGGCGCGAAGATCGCCAAGCCCAAGCCGCCAGCGAAGGTCAAGAACAACTTGGGATCGATGATGAAGGGCTGATGACGTGACGTTGTATCGAATCGTAATGCGAATCGCCCATCGATTCCATTGGCACTATGCTCCGCCGATTTATCCAGAAGGCGACATTCAACTTTGGTGCAAGTGGTGTGGCTTTCGCCAAACCATCAAAGTGGCTCAATCTTCGACAACCGCGCAAACTTGCCCGCCTCTATACTCGCCGATTTTGAGCGAGTATATGCGGGCACGCGGATTGACAAATGGATGATAGCGGCGCGCGAGTTCCGCGTGATGGAGGGCGATGCGCTGACCGTGCTGCGGACGCTGCCGGCGGAATCGGTCCATTGCTGCATTACAAGTCCGCCATATTTCGGTTTGAGGGACTACGGCACGGCGCAATGGGCTGGCGGCGATGCGGCGTGCGATCATCTGATGCCGCCGAATGGCGGGGATAAAGGCCGCGATCGGGCGGCATCAAATGGAACGTTTCACGATTCGCCGATTCCGAATCAGATCCGGCAACAGTTTTCGCGTGTCTGCGGCAAGTGCGGCGCGAAACGCATCGATGCGCAGATCGGCCTTGAGCGCACACCCGCCGAATACGTTGCGCGGCTGGTCGCGGTGTTCCGCGAAGTGCGGCGCGTGCTGCGCGCGGACGGGACGGCGTGGGTGAATTTGGGGGACAGTTACTGTTCACAGGGCGGGCCAGAACCAGCACAGACCAAGTGGCAGATATCTGGCGCTTCAGACACCCAGAACGGCGGCAAAAGCCGTATGGCAGTTAGCGGTCTGAAGCCCAAAGATCTCTGCGGCATCCCGTGGCGCGTGGCGTTCGCGTTGCAGGCGGACGGCTGGTACTTGCGCTCGGACATCATCTGGGCGAAGCCCAACCCGATGCCCGAGAGCGTGACGGATCGTCCGACGAAGGCGCACGAGTATATCTTCCTGCTGGCGAAGAGCGAGCGGTATTTTTACGACGCGGATGCGGTTGCGGAGGCAACGACGGACGAAGAATACCGCACGGTCGGCAAGATCAGGCCTAGTCTGGACACGTTCGCCGTAGTCGATCCAGAAAAGGCGCGAACGCGATTCAATCTGCATGTGCAGCCGGGTGGACGATTGACGCGCAACCGCCGCACCGTATGGACGCAGGCAACCCAAGCATACCCGGAAAGCCATTTCGCCACGTTTCCTGAGGAACTGATCCGCCCGTGCGTGCTAGCCGGATGTCCAATTGGCGGCGTGGTGCTCGATCCGTTCTGCGGCAGCGGCACGACAGGTGTCGTGGCGTGCGGGCTGGATCGCGCCTTCATCGGCATCGAATTGAACGCAAGTTACGCCGCAATGGCGCGGAACAGGATACAGAATGATCAGCCGTTGTTCAACAAGATGGTGATGTGACATGGCCCGCAGGAAGTCTGAAAAGGCGGTACTCGAAGAGGCTCGCGCCAGGTTCAAGCTGGCGGAAGAGGCCGAGCTGGAGAACCGCAAAGAGGCCAAGATCGACCTGGAGTTTGCCGCCGGCCAGCAGTGGTCGAAGGACGACCAGGACCGCCGCAACGCATCCGGTACTGGCAAGCGCCCCTGTCTGGTGTTCAACAAGTTGACTGGGCCGCTGAACATGATCAGCAACGAGGCTCGGATGAACCAGCCCGGCATCGAGGTCCACCCCGTGGACATGTCAGGCGACACCGACACCGCGGAAGTGTACGAAGGGCTGATCAG